CCTCGGGGCGTATGCGCTGTGGACGGCGATGTACAAGGAAGGCGCTCTAGTCCTGCTGTTATCCCAGGGTGAAGAAGAATCGAAGGTCTTATTGTCCAAGAGCAGGTTCATATACGAGAGACTGCCCGAAGGACTGAAGACCACGCTCGGCACGGACTCCAGGCAGGAACTCACGTTCCCGACGATGGAATCAGGCATCCGCGCCCTACCGTCAACCGATAAGGCGGGTCGTTCCGCAACCGCATCGTTGGTCATACTCGATGAGGCCGACTTCCACGAACACCTAGAGGCTAACTATGCCGCAGTCAAACCGACGATTGATGACGGCGGCGGTCAGCTAATCATGGTGTCCACATCCAACGCACAGAACGCACGGTCTATGTTCAAAAGAGTGTACCCGGAAGCACCCGACAACGGATTCAAGAAGGTATTCTACGGCTGGAATGTGCGCCCTGGCAGAGATAACGACTGGTTCAATGCACGCCAACGCGAATACTCGGATATATCTCTATTCGAGAAAGAATACCCTGCGAGCGAGATAGAAGCCCTATCACCGCCAAGGACGATAGCGGCATTCGACCACGATATACTGCACCTTATGGCACAGGACTGCCGACCCCCAATCAAGACCGTACAGACAGGGCCAGTCCAGGCCAGCATCTGGCAGGAGTTCCATCCAGGCAAACGCTACGTGGCGGCAACGGACACATCCCACGGCACGGGCGGCGACTGGGCCATCACCGTCATACTGGACGTGAGTACAGGGTATATAGTCGCGGATATACAGACGAACCTCATACCGCCCGACCAGCTTTCACTGGCATCTATGGAACTTATGAAGATGTACCATAACCCAGTGTGGGGAATAGAAGACAATGACTGGGGAGTGTTGACCATATCCACCGCTAGAGAGGCCAGATACCCGCATCTGTACTACAGGGATGATGATAAGTGCGGCTGGCATACCGACGAACGCTCACGGTATATGCTCTGGGGTGAACTGATAGAGGCGGTATCGGATAGGCTGGTGGTCGTACCCAACCAGAACGGCCTAGACCAGTTCTTCTCCGTCATCCGAAACCCCAAGAAGAACGGCAGGATTGAAGGGCAGGTAGGCGCACATGATGATTATCCCCTCGCTGTCGGCATAGCCTGGCAGTTGCGCCGCTTTGCCCAGGCTTCAGGACGCAACATCTACGGCCCACAGGAGAGTGGCTGGAAGCGCATCCTAGGACGCAACCGTAGCCGCTCCAGATGGTAGTGTGACCTAGGTCACAATGAGGTAGCAGATTGGCTTACGACGACAAACCGACGGTAGAGTCCATCCGCCAGATGACCAGATATCTCCAAGACCTCTGGTCGCGTACCCACGTGAAGTGGCAGGAGATAGACAGCTACTACCAACAGACATTCAAGCTGTGGCCCGAAGGCATGAACCGCCCCGAATGGCTGAAACCCGCACGCTCACGTTCCATCGTTGACCACGCCGTAGACCACCAACTGGCCTACGAGCCGATGATTCACAGGTGGCCCAGCACCCAGACAGAGGCCAGCAAGCGCCGCGCCGACCAAGTGGAGCCTGCGATGAAGGCCATACTGGACGAGGCGTCACTATTCGAGCCGAACCTCACATGGAAACAGATAGGCAAACACCTGCTCCTCTATGGGTATGCCGTGGTCGAAGACGGCCTGGATACCATGTGCATGGCAGAAAGGCGCGAGAAGCCGCGTAAAGGAAGGAACGAACCGCAGGACGAGTACGATAGGCGCGTCCGTATCCACCGTAACGCTACCAAAAGCATGATGCCTTTCCGCACCAGAGCGCCCCATCCGTCACGAGTCCTGCTAGACCCGACGGAGAAGGAGCCTCGCATCGCCGTGAAGCACGCCTACAGGCGCTCCATAGACCTTGAGGAGATAACCAAATCAAGGATGATAGGGGCCAGGGCCAGGCGCGGTGAGGTGCATAAATGGGAGTGCGGCGATAACCCATTCGAACTGATAATGGTGGATGAGTTCTGGTCTGAATGCTGGCACGCGATGGTGGCAGACAGCGAACTCTTATTCGTGGAGAAGAATACCTGGGGGTTCATACCCTACAGCCACGCCTTCTCAGGCTACGGTCAGGAGATAACAGCCCTTGAAGAAGTTGACCCGAAGTATATGGCGGTGGGCGTACTTGAACCTGTGATGCCAGTCCTGAAAGCCCAGGCCCAGGCCGTATCAGGTAGACATAACGCACTGATGGAAGCCACCTTTAACCCGACAGGCACGGTCATGGACGCATCAGAACTCCAAGACCAGATGGCACGCGGTGACGTAATCGAGATGGGTAACCGTGGTGATGTCTGGAAGATGGAGATGCCCAACCTACCAGCCTGGATGTTCCAGTCTGAGGAATGGCTGGACAGGGATATCGAGATGGGCACATTCTCCCGCGCCCTTCAAGGTGTGCGTGAGACTGGCGTATCTACCGTAGGACAACAGGCCATCTTGACCACAGCGGCAGGACGGAAGTTCGTAGCTCCAAGTAAACAATTGCAACATCTTGCAACACAATCTGCATCACATATCCTGCAATGGATAGATGTGCTGGACTTGAACCTGAAGATAAGGGGCCACGCCATAGACCCCAGTATGCTTGAAAGTGACTATTCAATCTTGGTCAGCTTCGAACTTGTTGACCCTGTGATGCAGTTACAGCACCGCGAACTTGGACTCCGTGAGGTACAGCAGGGACTCAAGTCCAAGGAGACTTACTGGTCGGCAGACGCTAAACTTGAAGATGCCACTGGCGAACAGCGTCGGTTGCTTGAAGACCTCATACGTTCTGACCCACGTGTACAGGAAGTCATGGCTAAGGCTGTGGCTCGTGAGGCTGGCATCCTCAACATGCTGGAACAACAGGAAGAAGAACAGGCTAAGCAACAGGCCCAGGCTGAAGCACAGATGCAGGGCGGCGGCGGTATGCCAGGAGAAGGCCCGATGCTTGGCCCCGACGGTATGCCGATACAACAGAGTATGGGTTCTATGGCTGGTATGGGCGGCACAGGCAGGCCGACTAGGAACCCACTAACACCAGGCGTAGCAAGCCCTAGCAGGGTCGGACAGGAGTTGGCACGATGAGCGTAAAGAACCAGTTTACCGAAGCGATGCTGAATGTGGCGGGGGAGTTCAATGAACTTTTCGATGCTGGAGCCAATGCTGAGAAAGGGCCGAACCCTCCTGTAAAATACGGACATGAACGTATGAGCAGTAAGTCATCATGGAAGACATCATGGGATAACATGACGCCCTTCCAGCGGCAGATGGAGATTGACGAGCAGGGTCAGGATGCCATCTTGAATAACGTCGAGGGCTACGTAGGGAGAATGTAAAGTTGGCTTATCCAGATACAAAAGGTAGTAGTGCTGGTGACTTAGAACTCGTTGGCGGCAAATGGTATATATTGCACCGCCCTATAGGGTCAGGCTTACCAGCCCAGTGGGTCTATGACCAGAGCGTCCACGACTTTCTACGCAATCAAGGTGTCACTCGTGTGGAAGGTTCTGGCGATAATATGAAGTTGTACGGCGAAGAAGATGACCGTGCGCCAATCTTAGACCTTAGCAACCAGCAAGACCTGAATACATTCGCAGGACTGTACCAAGGAGTTGGAGGCGTTGGGCCGCAGGACGTTGCTACATCGGCCTACGAGCAAGGCGCACCTGTAGACCTGAAAGAACTTTGGGAAGATATATATGGGAAAAGCATTCCATTCCCTGAGGTATGGGCGACCAATGAATTGGGTCAAATCCAATACAATCAGGTCGGGCAAAAAATTCCCGATATATCTAAATACAATGAGGTCATAGATGCGTTAGAGGCCAGGGTAGGTTCTCTTTCTAGGTATGGTTTAGATAGGGATGCTGACTATCAGCTTATAGACCTTGGCGACCAGTATGAATCAGATATCGTCATATCTGGTGGCAAGGTCACAAAGATAAATAAGACCACTGGGGCTGAATCAGCCGCTTATACGCCAGGCATACGAGAAGATATAAGCGCACAGATGCCTGGATATGATGTTCTACAGCAACCAACAGGCCAACTTTCTGCTGTCGAACAGCGGGTAGACCCTGGTTACATCATCGACCCGAAGACGATGCAACCCTACTTCCAGCAACCAGATGGTAGCTTGCAGGCCGCACCTACGCCCTCTGTCGATGACCAGATATCCATGCACCTAGTCGAAGGCAACATGGACGCCGCTGTGTCGAAGGCTAACTTCCGTGACCGCCCAAGCAGTCTGGAATATTTCAATGCGGCTATGGACTGGGCAAGGACTCCCGCAGATATATTCACCATATCCGCCATAGTCCGTGGTGTGTTCGAACCGACACCTGGCCCGATGGGTGAACTACGCCGCGTCGGAGCGCCACCTGCGTGGGCGACACAGGCTTGGGTCGGACTCCAGAACTCAATGGGTATCCCTGCCGAAAGCATCACGGCAACGCCTAACGCGGAGTTAGGTTCTGCAAACCCAGAACTTATATCGGCATCTTCTTCTATCGTAGGGACTAACTTCAGTCCAGTTAATAGTGCATCTATAACATCAGATGGTGGAAAGACCGTTACCGTTGCTCCGCAAGATATCAGGCCCGATACAGTCGTGCAGGCTACAGATGCTTCTGGGAACCTCGTAGGGTCTATGACCGCTGACATGGCTGTTCAGAACGACTTTGACTTTGATGGTGTCGAAGACTTTGAAGCATCCATGCAACAGGCTATGCAGGGCACAGGCTTCCAGTTTGCAGATGTAAGCGGCCTGTCTGATGAAGAAATCGGTTCTGTTTTAGATACTCAGCTACCTGATGATGATAGTCCTGAGTCCGAGATGCAAGACCTTATCATCAATCAGATATTCCAAGACCAGGGTGGCCTAGCTAACGCGGGTGCATTCTTTAACAGTACAGAAAGTTTTACCAATGCTATCAACTTCCACCTTAAAGCCAGAGGGCTACCTCTTGTTGGTGAAGGCGCGCTTGATTTTGATAGAACAACAGGTGAAACGATATACGACGATGGTCAAGGTGGCGAAACCAATGTTGCTCCAGTAGATAAAGGCCCAGCATTTACAGATGAACAGTTAGATTTACTTGAGCGTTTTGAAGCAGGAGAATTTGCTCCAGAAGATATTGACAGTGATATTTATGAATCGCCATTCGATATAGATGCACCCATAGATATCACAGAAGAAGGAGGATTTGAAACCATCTCTGATGCTCAAAGACAGATTGCCGATTTGCATCAGCAGTGGCGTGATGAGCAATCTGTAGTTGCTCCGTCGATAGACTACGGCGGCGGAGATGAGTTCCTTCAAGCCTCAGGCCCAGCCAGGTCTTTCGAAGAAATATTAGCTGAAAGTCTGAATAGAGATTTTCAGTATGGTGGTGATATTGGGGCTGATATGCCTGCGTTTGAAGCTAGGGGCGCTCCAATATATAGCGAGGCTAAGTATGGATATGACCTTGAAGGTGAATATGGGGTCATTGAACCTGCTCAAATCATAGGATACGAGCCTGTTCAGCAACCAGGTCAGGCTGAACTTGATGTCATAGCAGGTAGACTTCCTTTTGAAGAAGCATTAGGTTCATATGGCCCCGCATCTTACGGCGATAGAGAGGTTGACATTTGGCAACCAGGCGTCTTAGGAGAAAAACGCCAGCTACCATTTCAAGACACTCCAATACTAGAGGAAACAGTAGCCGCTTCATCCCCAACTTTCGCAGAAATGGATTATTTGGGCGGCAGTATGCCGTCGCCCTTGCCTGGTGGAACAGTAAATTGGCAAGACCAAAGAAGCAAGCAAGCCGCTCTTAATGAATACTTGCTATCCCAAGAAGAAGAAGAAGAATACTATGAAGAACCGTTTGATTATTATGAAATGGAGCCTGGGCCTGAGCCAGCATTCGAAGTAGCTCCAGTATTTGAACCAGAGCCAGTAGAGACATTTGAGACACCTGAAGATTGGGGCTGGAGCGGAGAAGACTTCATGGATACAGGTGCTTCGGAGGAAGCATACTGGTCTGGCTATGATGAAGGGGCAAAAGGCACACGTACTGGCGATAGGTTTACTCTCGTAGGAGAGGAAGGCCCAGAGCTTGCGCTATTCCCACGCGGTACGGAGATAGTCCCGCTTAACCGCCCAGCTAAACCCAAGCAACGTAAACGGTTACGCAATAACTTTGCAGATGCCATAGACTCATTTGCCTTTGGTGGGTTCTCTAATGGTGGCCCAGCCTTAGTCGGTGAGATGGGGCCAGAGCTTGTTGACCTACCCCCAGGCGCACAGGTCATGCCTGCGGGTATCACAGAGATGATGACAGGACGCCCGACACGCGCACCTCGTTCCCTGTTCCGACAGGCTGGGATGAGAGCGCCTTCAGCACAGACGATAGGCAACCTACTCCCTGAGGAGATTGAGGTATATCAGGAGATGGGACGGTTGGCTGGTATCCCAGAGAAAGCGTTTGAACGTGAGTTCCGCTCTATGGTTCCAATGGGACAGGGCGGCACACGACAAGCTAGATTCACTCCAAGAGGAACTGGGAGAACAAGGTATGGGAGCATTTAGCGCACTATGCAAATGGTTCAATCATTCATGGAAAGAAAGTGAGAAGCACTGGGGGAGGTATGACTGCAAGCGTTGCAATCTGAGTAGAACGTATTATTATGATTCAGAGCGCGGCAGGTATTACGAAGAATCTATTGTAACCTAGGTCACAACAATGACTAATCCATACAACAGGGTTGTCCAGACTCCAGCTGAAAAGAAAGCAAAACAGCAGGCGGATAATTTTGCGGCTTTCCAGCAGGCATTAGATACACCTGCCGATTCGACATTCGACCAATCTGACCTAGTGAAGATGGAGTTTCAGGAAGGTAGTGTCGGGGTTGGAACCTCAGGATATATCATGCCTGGCACATCGGCTGGTACTGTGCGCTCTCTAGATGGTAGCGGAACGCGAGTGCCGACTGAGGCATTTCGAGAGTCATTGAACCCTGAGCAGTATGACCAATTCTTCATGCCTTTTCCGATGGAAAAACAGGCTCCTGACCTATTCACTCCATTCTCGATGGAGCCGCC